TGCGGGACGTTATTTCATCAATCTTGTGGCACCCGAATGAGTACAGTATGTTGTTATATTCCTTATCCCCTACATGCGTAATAAACTGGTTCTTGATAGTAGGCTGTACACGTACCTTACCGTATATCACTGGCATGGCGGAACCTTCACTGGCTCCCTGGTTGGCTAGGTGTTTCCACCCGTATGACTTTTCAATCTCCTTGGGTTTGTCAGGCCTGGGATTCAAAAACCCATTGATGAGGAAACCAGATGCAACGTACGAGAATACCTTCCATGCAGGTCCCAGTGATGAATACAGTATCGCACTTTGACCAACCTGTGCAGCCAGTCTCCAATTTTCTGTCTGAGTCTTACCCATAGACCCCCTCCGATATCCCCGGGCTTCCCCCGTACTGTGCTTCGTTGCCCTTAGTCAGGCAATCAGTAACTGTATGGTCACAGGTAGCATCCGTACCAGTATATAGGCACAACGGCCCTTTGAAGAAGTGACGGCATACAGTGGCAATGTACCGGTCCCGCGGGAAACGCCGCTTGAAGGGGCTCACCCCGCCTACCGTGAATGTTACCCATTGCTCATCCGCCTGTGTCTCAATAATATCGTATGCGTCTTCGGTAACCGGGTCTGTCTCTGTCAAGTTCTCTGAATGCACTACCGTGATCGTGATTACAGACCCCGCTGCCCCATCATGCGTCTGCAGATATGGCTCCAATGTCCGGTCCACATTCGATATCTTGATCTGTGATGTCTCCACACGCCCCTGCAGGCTCTCATTAATGTCCCCAATCTGCATAGGCATGGCAGAGTATGTGTTACCACCCCAGACCACGTCAGATTGGCTCAGGGCGAACCTGAGCGCGCCCTCACCACTGATATCCAACTGTACCAGGTTAATGAAGGCACCAACACCGGCAATCTTGTTCTTTTCAGTAATTGCGTAGGATGGGAGCGTTCTGGACATTACACTTCCTCAAATGAGAGCTCTATGGACCATCTGGTAAAGTTTGTACGTTCCCAAGCTGAATATACGCCCGGTGAGGCAAATCTGGCCGTGTGGGTGGTAGCTTCAGCATCTATCCATGTGAAGGAGTCAGCACCGACACCGCGAGCTTCTTCGAAGGCCAAAATGAGGTTCTTGTTCACGGTAGACACTGCATCGAACCGGACAGTGTACACGCGAGGGTATCTGGTAAACCGTGCCCGAGTCTTAACATACCCGGCATCTTTCGGGCTTCGTATGGTAGGATCAATCGCCATTTGTTGCTGGTATGAGTCTACCTGGGGCTGATGAGCCAAGGAACCATGCACATATATTGTGGGAAAGGTAGCCATTTGTTACTCCCTGAATAGCTGCTTGAATGCCGGGCTATTTCCAGCTTCTTCAGTGATTGTCTGTATAATGAGAGCTTTGCCATCCTGTGTCACGGCAGCGCCCTTGAAGGCGATATCAGGACCAGTATTGGTATTCTGTATTGAAATCTTCTGAGCGCCACCAAGCTGTCCTGAGTATGGGTACTGTTGCCGACTGTAGGTCAGGGCCGGCGGATACTGGGTAGCGTTCCTTTTAATACTTTCCATAAATTGACCAATAGTCTGTGGGTTGATATTAGTTTTACTCTTAAACCCCTCACCGAATACAGCAGCCATCATGGAGTTCGCAGCCATATCCGCAGCAAATTTCACCAGTGATTGGTATACTGCATCGAACATGTCATCAAATAGGGTCAGCATCTTGTCCTTGAAGCTACCAGACATTTGGAGTACGTCAGTGAACGCATTGGACCACCCATCCTTCATATCGGTGAACATGCCCTTGATACCATCGCGCATGCTAGCAAAGTTGTCCATTACCTGTTTTATGGAAAATATCCAGTCATTAGCAAATTGTGACGAGTATTTTTTACCAGAGTCAGACACGCCCATGCCCCATTCTTCAGCAATATTGCGTGGCTTGGGTGGTGTTACACCATAACTGGACACGTCAGCCTGCTTACCCCACAGGATAGAGAATAATTTACTCAGCTCCGGGGCTGCTTTTTTCACCTGCTCCACAAATGCCGTAATACCCTTGCTCCAATCAGAGCTGGCAATGGTCCACATCTCGCTACCAAGCTCACTGACATACTTTGTCGTTTCCTTGATAGCACTGGTTGCTCCTTCAAACAAAGCACCAAAGTTCTCATCCCACGGCACATCCCACACCTTTAAAGCGTCTTCAACTTCGCCTTTGGCTAAGTGAACATAGAATGATATGACGGCTGCAGCACTCTTAGCTGATTCTCCTAATGCCCATTTCATGCCGATTGCCAACTTACCTACGACTCCAAGACTCCTGATGAGCCAGGCATCCAGATCAGAATTCATAGCCTTGAGGGTACTTTTCATATCCAAGGCCAGGAAATCTGTAAGGTTCTGCCACTGCCGGGCAATATCCTCCAGTGTCACGTCCCAAACAGCCCTCATGGCATAGAATGCTGCGATTACAACAGCTATAGGCAGCAGTATTGCTGAAAAGGCTGTTGCTAACAAGCCGACGGACTTAATCAGTGTTGGAAGAAATAGTAATACAGTACCACCAGCCATGGCGAATACTCCGAATGCAATCGTCAGTTTCACAATCTGGGTTACTAACTGCCAGTTAATTCTAACCCATTCTGTTAAATGTTTTACATGCCCACTAATCCACAGTGCGAGCAGTTTTAGTGTCGGTACAAGTGACTTTCCTATAGCCCTCGTTAATTGCAACGTCTGTTGCCACATCTGACCCATCTTGTGCCAAAATGCAGCCATCTGCTTGCGAGTTACCCTTTCCAGAATACCTTCGCTATTCTCAAGCTCATTAGCATATGCCCTGAGTGCATCCTTGCCATACTCAAACACTGTAATCATACCAGCAATGGCACGACGACCAAATAGGGTTTCAAAGGCCATATTACGGTATGCTTCAGTGGTATCCTGTACCGCATCCGATATATCACCGAACACATCAATGAATGGTCGTGCTTTGCCCTCAAAGTCAAATACCTCGATACCCAAATCATACACAAGGTCAGCCATTTCCCCCGTCGGTGACATCAGATTGGTAATTGCACGTCTCATAGCAACGCCGGCCATCGAGCCCTTTATGCCCGCGTTAGCCATAACGCCAAGTGCTGCATTGGTTTCCGCCAAGCTATTATTCATCAAATTGGCAGTGGATGCTACATAAGACAGCGCTTTTTCCAAATCAGAGAATACTTGGTTGGATGATGTAATGGTTTTCACCAGAATGTCACCAATGCGGTTAGATTCAGAGAATTCCATATTGTAGGCTTTGATAGTGTCTACCAAGCCTTCAGCAGCCATTGCAGTGTCAACAGTAAGCGCCCTTGCAAGCCCTACAGTGGTATTAAACGCCTGCATCTGCTCAGTAGCCGACAGACCAGCACTGCCGAGGAAATAGAAGCCTCTGGCGGTTTCAGTAGCGTATTTATTGAACTTGACCGCTGCATCCTCCGCCATACGCCCCATTTCGACAAATTGTGCTGATGTTTGTTCAGACACCGCGAGGGATTCCCGCAATGCCTTGTCAAACGATGCAAACTGTTTGGTAGCAGCTGCCACAGCGCCGGTGACGGCAGTGCCCATAATGAGCATACTGCGCCCCAACGCACGGAGATCCTGTTGGATGTTGCGTATGGATCCAACCCAGCCACGATCATCTAGCCAGATTTCACCTTTGATTCTTCCAACACTCGCTGTGGACATGAACTACCTCCCACCAATTATGGTCAACATATCCCACGCATTATCCGTGTTCTCTGTCTTGGAGTGCGTGAGTTCAAGATCCTGCATGGCTTGTCGATACTCTGCTGGAGTTGCCATGCCGATGTTCACTGCCCGGGCTGTATTCGCCATGCGTCGGCGTTCTATGGCATCAACTTGCATTATCAAATGTTGTATGCGCCGGATGCCAAACCCGGCCAATTCCCTCCAACTGAATAACCCCGGAAAGGTAGACGCAATCAGGAACTCTTCTTCACTCCTACCCCGGGGACGGTTTTTGCATCGTCCTCAACAATCTCTGTCTCTTCCCTGACAGCTTTCATTAAGGTTGACAACAGTGAATTGATCCTGCGCATACCCAGCTTGGATATCACGTCGAGTGGTGCACCAACAGCGTCACTGGTTAGCTGGTAGAGCTTGCCTACCGCGTCGTCCGTGGTGTCATCTGCCAGTCCCACCATGGCGTTAGCCAGAGCCGGGTCTACGTCGTCCACTGTGTACTCTACGCCGGCAATCGTTACCATGAGCAATGGCTCCAATTTGGCGTCAAGATCTAATGTCTTCATCTCGTTTCCCCTACAAAACGGGGTTCTTGTTTAATGATCGCCGATATGCCACACAAGCTTCGTGGTTTCGTCAGGCATGCCTTGGAATGTGACCAGGAACGCTCGCTGGTTATCGAGATCATACGGGACATCAAAATGCGGTTCCGGATAGGCTTTTGGTATATGTAACCACTTGGTCCTATCGGTATCCGCGATGCCATTCACAATGCGCTTCACAATCAGTTCAGCAGCATTGCTGTACTTGGAAAGGCCGACTCTGTTGTTAAACGCTAACACATTGCCGGACTCACCCCCGGAATTGCTTCCACCGGGAAGCAGTGCGGCGAGTTGAGCGTACGTAGCTCTTGTGGCAGGGATGTCCACTTCACATGGTCCACAACCGGTATGAATGATATCCACACTGGCTGTTCCACCAGCACCTTCTACCACTGGGGACGAAGTCTCCGAATGACGGAAGGATACCTGACCAAACTGTTGCGGCAAATCCGTACCACTCCAGCTAATAATCGCAGGCCCTAAATCACCCAATGGGGAGAGGGGCATGTTATACCTCCTATGATTATTGCTGTGTTACAAACATAAAATTAATGGAAAATTGATATCTTCCCTTTTCATCTTGCCCAATGTAGGCCGGGGTTGTACCGTTTATGTTACACAGGTACGTCGGTCCAGTGGACACAACAGGAAGGGTGATCTGATCCTTCCCGTGAAGTAGTTCGAACAGGCTTTGAGCTAGATCCTGCCCGGTAAAAAACGAGGAATTTCGAACGAAGATTCTGATGGGTTTCTGCCAAAAGTCTCCAAGATCGTAGTTGGCTATGCCTGGGACAATTGCCTCTACCACTGTGATATTAGCTTGTTTGTCCGATTCATAGTGACCTGCGAACAGGTTCGTACCCTCGACCAGTGTTTTGGTAAGGGACGCGGTATTAGTTACTAAATATTGTGTTATTTCCTTAAGCAATTGTTCTGTACTTTCTTATTTCCTGCTTCATGGTGTCAGATATTGCCTTGAAATATGATCGGGCATTGCCGAATATCTTCTTTTCCAGATACTTCATGCCAGCACCTTTCACCTTCTTTGTAGGGAATGCCTCATGCTGTATCAGGGCGTGTTTCGCGTTGAATATCACTTCAGCTACCAGTTGGTCAGCTTTCCGTTCACCAACGCCGGGTCCCGGTTGTGATATCGGTATACCATGTGTGGACACCGCAACCCGCTTACCGGAGACGAATACACCACCAGACCCACGCAATTCAGATGTATCGATTGGTGCCGTGGGAATATCAGTGATCGTGTCATTCATAAGCATGATACCAGCTATGGTAAGTCCCTCCCGAGCGGCATCCTCAGTAAATACCGTCAATTTGTCCAGGTTCCGTGCAACCTGCCCTGTGTCCAGCTTCATACCAGTTCCTTTAGGCAATGTACACCTGCGTATATCTAGCCCGGAAATCCCGTGGCTCGTGTATGCTGACAATCTTGTGTTTTACATCGCTGATAGTGATCGTGTCCCGATATGATATTGTCTGCGTATCCCGCTTGTCGAAATCAGAATCAATTATCTGGTGCAGGTCAATGTCAACTCTGGCGTTGCTATTAACGAGTTCCCCGTCCATAGGTGTCATAAGCCTGCTCTTCCAGTCAATGAACGCCAATAGAGCTACCTCCCGCACCACGTATGGCTCCTGGTATGCATCTTCCCCCATATGCTGGTTTAACGTCACAGGAGCTGTCCTGTATGCCTGCATCATTGACATTATGGTTTGGCTCCTTCGGCGTCATACGAAATGCTTTCGTTTTCATCTCTGGCAAGGGCAATCAGCTTGATATTGGAATAGGTAAGGAATGACCTGAGCATGGTACTCACAATCGGTGGGTACGGCACTGCTGTGGACATGCCGCCATATTTCTCCTTGACGATGCCGGCATCTGTTACGCCCTGTGCCTGCAGACCCATTCTGAGATCAATGTCAGGTTGGTGCTGGAGCATAAATAATGCATACTCCACTTGGGCATCCTTCATGGGCTGAGTAGCTGTGGTAGGGAATGTGTAATCGCCAGCACCTGTCAACCATCTCCATGCAGTAACCAGCGCCTCTGACTTCTCCGCGGTCGCACTCCAGTAATTCTTGACCCCTACACGGTCTTTGAGGTATGTATTTGCCTCTGCTACCGTTACCCAGCTATTTGTTGGCACTACGAGTGACATGGCTGCTCCTT